ATTGAGGCCGATATGTTTGCTCAGGATCTGGTCGTCGGTGAGCTTACTGCAGTGCACCCCGGCTGCCTCAGGCTTAACCATGCGGGGCGCCAGAGGCTCCCACGAAACAAGTCCTGCCATGTGGGGCCGGGGGTGCCGATCCCACTGAGGGTGGGACGATAGCTCTCCGTGGCGTTCGTTCGCGAGCCACTTGATGTAATCTGCCTCGCCGTAGATAGAAAGGACAGCCACTCCATTTTCCACTTGTGATTCGATTCGGTTAAATAAGGAGGTGGGTCCTATTCCGGACATGAGGAATGACAGCAGAGGTGTCATCTTCACCACCCAGTACTTGAGCTTCATGAGCCCAGAAGGAAAGGACTGGTCTGCTGTTGACTCGTTGGCCGCGAAAACATAGCCGCGCGTGAGAGGGGCGTCGCCAAAGAGGTCACACATCTTGGCCAGGTAAGTGACGCACTTGCGCCATATTGCCTCCCGAAAGCACGCATCGTTTTTGGACTTATCGGTGCCAAACACGAGCGCGCCTTTGGGTATGGCCCGAAGAAATTCAGCGAATCGAATCCGCTTCGTCGCCTCGGTTAGGCCTTTCAGGTTCGTATGATTATAAACGGACCCGTGCAAGCACTCTATAGCTTTGACAATGGGTGACGTGCGAGCTTGAGAAAGTGCCTCGCTGCCGCATATGCCTGGCGTGATGACGGCGCGCGACCGCGTGCTGTCCTCGCCCTTCTTCAGGTTAGCGGTAGCACGGAGTGGCTCAATGCACTCCTCCGGCACATTGGGCGGCGCCACATTGGCCTCCCAGTAATACTCCTCACGCATCTTGCGCCTGTAGTCGGCGACCTGCTGGGGAGTGACTCTAGCTCGTATCTCCGCAACCATCTCTCTCGTCTCTTTACACTGCAGAAGTAAGTCGTTTAGCCCGGTGTCCGTAGCGAAGAAAGCCTCATCCGACATCTGGGCCATGAGGGCCTTGTCATAGCGCTCCTCGCTGTAGGCACCAGGCTTACCGTCGCCGTACCAGTCGAAGTCGAACTGATACTTGTCATTGTTAAGCATCTCGGCGAAATCTTCAAGGTGGGCAGCCGTGAGGTCATCCCACACGCGATGCTGTTCCGCTGAGAGCTCCGACTTAGTGCTACGGTCGATCACCAGTGAGTACTCAAAAGGCGTGCCCTCGCAGACCGCGCTCGTGCTATCGCCCAAGTGCCGATAGAGAGCCCCAATAAAGTTCCGTGGGTCCTTATGGTCGTTAGGGGGAGCCTTGCCGAGCAAGTCGACCCCCGTGATAACCGCTCCTATAGTGGGCTTCTTCTCGACTAGGGCGTATTCGTCGAGCTGGTCTGTTTCGAGCAATACGATCTCAGGGCTGAGAGTGCCCTTGACCTCGGGGGCTGGCACCGCCAAGACGATGCCATCGGTCGGGTGCCCCGCTTCCTCTTTCGCTGCTTTGAGGTCATCAATCTCCTCCTCCAGGCGAGTGCCAGAGTAGAAGTCTTGAAAGACCGGCTGGTTGGGTGAGTACCCCAGTATGTGACAATGGCTGGTGCCACTCTCTCCATGGTCCAGCATGAGGGCCATGATCGTGAGCTGCACAATAGTCTGCATGTAGTTGTAGACGCTTTCGCTAACCTCCCGGCCCGGCTTGCTCAGGTGTTTGCGAATGGCGCGGATGGCCTTCATGTTGCTGAGGTTCTTGGCACACCTGTCCTCCGACACCAGCACGTCCGCCCCCTCCATGCACAGTGTAAACACAGCGGTGGGTATGGACACGTCGATGACGCACAGTGTGCGCGCGCCCGCTGGGTTGGCCACCTCCATAAAGCGCTTGAAGTAGCCCTTGGCCTTGCCAAAGTTGACCCAGTCAGGTCGGCGGCACTTGCGTATGCCACAGTCTGTACACCTCACAAACAATGAAGGTGGCTTCCGGGGGAGCTCATCCTGGTCGGCCTGTTGAGGCTCGGGGCCATCTTCGTCCAACCAGCGGGCCACACCCGCCCCGGCGTCCTGCCAATCGCCTGCGACGTAGTGAACGATCTCGTCGTCCGAAGAGTCACCTGAGTCGTCCGGCGGGGCTGCGTCACGCGCTAGTAGGGGCTCGGCGGCCCCCACGAAAGACGAGTCAGTTCGGCGAAGCGGCGCGAAAGTCACGCCTCCCCGCGATTGTGGCTGCGGATGGGTCTCCCGCAGCTCTTCCTCACACTTTGCACGTTTGGTTGTAAATCCGTGGAGTTCAGTTCCTAGTGGGGCCGAGAAAGTGAGGCGCAGGTAGACGGCCCCCTCCTCATAGAAGTTGGGGTACGCTCCGTTCAACGCTTCTGCACATTCTCCGGCCCGATTCATAAGTCCTACTGAGTCCCTGAGAACATTCGTCGTTCTCTTGTCCATGCTCGTCCTAGCAACTTGCAGCTGTTGCGAAGTCAGCACATCGAGCGGATACGACATCCCGCATGTTTTGTGCTGGTAGCTCCGTTCTCTGATTGCCTTTTTCACCGTCGGGTTGACCGCTCCGTCGAGCAGGTTGTGGCCGATAGCATCGACCCCTTCAACGACACGCCGGAGGCTGGACTCACCAAATGATGAAGCCACCCCCGTGAACGCCTGTGCAACCGCGCCACTGGCCGTCGTGATAGCAGCCATAGCAATCAGAGCAACGCACTTCGCTTTTGGATCACAAAGGAGCGCACGGGCTCCAAGGTAACAAGTTAGCAGATTGTCCCACTAAGCGCGGAACACCGTTTAGTGCCAACTACTCAAGTCCGACTTGAG